TACCATCTTGCGAAGTTACCACCTATAATTGCTTTATCTTCTTTTGTAGGAACTATATCTTTAACTAATGTATCAATCATTAATGTACCAATAGGTCTTACCTTTTTATTAGGAAACAATCCTTTATAGTAATATACATCAGAATCATTATGTGTGAAGATTGAATCACAACTTGCTAAAAAGTTATAGAAATAAACTTGGTCTGATATTTCATAATCGTTATACCACCAATGAGGTCCTTCTTGAATATAATGAACCGAACCATTGCCTTTAGCTTTAATCCTTTCAACTATATCTTGCCTCAATAATTCAGAAACTGGATTAGTACCTCTTACCAATGTACTACCCTCCGAACTTAAAAATGTTTTACCTTTTGGAAATATAATGAAGACATGGTCATATCCTGTCAAATTTTTATCAGAACCAAATAGATGAAGATTATAATGGTCAGCATCTAAAGCGTGCATCCAAGCAAACTCCGTTCTCATATTTGGATGATTCGCTGGAACTTTACCTACAAATCCCATTTCGGTAAGGAAAGCTATCTTAGATGGTATCATACAATTCGTTTTGCTTTTCTTGTCTTGCTATTTGCTTATGATGATACAAACAATATTCTTCATCTTGCGGTAATACGGATAATGTATTATATCCAATTATTCTTTCATGTACCTTACCTTGCCATTCAATTTCCGATGTTCTTCTGTAAAGACGTGTTTGATAATCAGGAAAGTTTATCCATCCCAATTCATTAACTTTCCATCCCCACTTTTTAATGTGTTCATCAGTTAATCCTTCAACAGTATTAATGCGAGGTATAAAGAAAAGGTCTACTTCTTTATTAGATTCTAAAAAGAACTCCAAATTTTCAACCAAATATTCCGATGGCATTTCATCTGCATCAATTTGAAAAATAAACATACCATTGGCATGATTTTTTAAATTGTTTTTGTAAGATGCAAAATCTTTGTTTAAAGGGAATGAGATAACTCTAATGTTTTCATGCATTTGAGTTAAGATAGTAAGGTAATCCTTAACTTGAGTAGTTGCGGAATCCGTATCGTATTGTATTAATATCTCATCTTCTGATTTTAGTCTTGGATGTAAGAAATTAATAAGTTGAGTAATTTCGGTAAGCTCGTTGCAAACCGTAATAGCGTATGTAACATTTATCATAATACAAATATAACACTTTTTTTCTACATTACCAAATCTATCTCTGATAATATATTTGTATATATAAATATACAATAAAAATAAAAACCGCTAAAAATTGATGAAATTTATATTTGCTGAAATTGTTAGTGAGCCTGAGAATTGTAATTGATTAGTTCCTCCATATGGATTGTATAATACTCTTGGAATACTACCATGTAATGCTCTTGTGTTGTTATAAGATGATGAATTAGAACCCGTATAAGCTGCTATTTGAGCTCTAGCCAAAATAGATGATTTAACTTGTGCTGCACTAGCAGTTAGATTGTTTTGTAAGAATAAAGCAGCCACACCACATACTTGAGGAGCTGCCATTGATGTACCACTAATATTAACTTGCCTATATGATGCATTTAAATAATAAGATTGCCCACTAAAAGCATTAGTAGTTGAACATGCACTCATTATGTCTGTTCCAGGTGCGTAAATATTAACACCAGGCCCAGTTTCAGAATAAGTTGCTTTTTGGTCTAAATCAGCATCAAATGTATCACTATCTAAACTACCAACCATAAATGCTCTTGTAGAATATGGAGAACTACCTCTATGATAATAAATACTACCACTAGAACTACTATTTGTTACAATATAATTATCATAATCAGAACCACCAGATATATCTACTTTATGTGAACGATTTCCAGCTGCTATACAAACAACAACACCAGCATCTATTAATTCTTCCACATCAGTATCCACCGAAGGAACTCTTACATTTGTTGCGTATGTTGCCGATGGAGCTCCACTTGAGTTTGGTAATCCTAAATTTGTATATCTAAATAATTCATCTGATGCCGATGCACTATTATATGTAGTACCTTGGTGATACATCCAACTTATAGAACTGTAATAATGTCCGTATCCCCAACTCATATTAACCACAGTTGGTCTTTTACATCCAGTACTAGGATTTATTGCTTTATCTCTATGAAATATTTTTATAGCATCAAAACAATATGTTACAGATATACCAGTCCCACTATCTCCACTACCTTCAAGTCCATTAACTTTTACAGAATATATTCTTGCATCCTTTGCATATCCATATGTTTTTCCAGCAGCAATACCAGCTACGTGTGTACCATGTCCATCGTAATCTCTATAATGATTTGCGTTTTGAGTGAATAAGCCGCTTAGTGTTCCCCAATCTACTTGCTGAACTCTACTATTTCCTAATGCGTCTTGAAATTCGGGATGGTCTACTTGTATTCCACTATCTTGTATTATAACATCAACACCAGCTCCAGTTAATGTATAATCATAATTTGCATTAATTATTGGAGTAGGCCCACTACCAAATACGTTTGTTGGAAAATTAGAACGTATCAATCCCCAATTTACAAAAACACCACTATCAGATGATGTTTTAGTAAAGTCAGATTTTTGAGTTGCTCTAAACCCCATTACGATATCATCTCTATGTTCTGGTGGTATCTCTACGCAAAAAACTCTATCATCCTGTCTAAGAATTTCAGCTTCTTCATCTGTCAGCAAATACCAGCATTGACGAAGAGATGCCGGTCTTTCGTTTGTAAATTCTACTGCTCTATTTGGAATGTAAAGTTTACCACCATCGGTATCACTTTCTATATCATTCCAAAACTCATCGTAGTCTACATCTTTTTTTAATGCAACGTTATATTCTCTCATATTCTATTAATGTAATGCTACCCAAGCTCCACCAGCATATCCCCAGAATTTGTTGCTTGTAGTATTATAAATTAAATCTCCGTTTGTAGCCGTTAAACTACTTGTTTGTGCATCACTAAAAGATGCTAATCTTAAAGATGATGTTGTTACATGCACCGTATTAACTGCGGTTAATCTTAAAGTTGATGGTGATGCTATTTCAGGTATACCTGCGTTATTTGTGTATAATGCTGATGCAGTTATTGAACCAGTCACAATAAGTGAACCCGTCAATATTAAACTACCACTAACATCAGCTTGTCCAACAAATGGAAATCCAGTTCCAGTTCCACCACCAGCACTTGAGGTTAATGTATTTTTATGAACCATCTCATTAACACCATCAGCATTACCAACCCAAACATAATCGGTGGTTAATGATGCTGTAAATAATCCAGTCATTCTCAATGAACCGGTTATATTAACGTTACCATTAATAGCTTGTGTACTAAGAAATCTATTTGAACCAGTTGTTACTGCAAATGTATCGAATGCTACAATTTGTGCGGATGATGATACAGTACCAGGTACTGCCGTTCCACCAAATCCACTTACAGTTATTGAAGCAGAATATGTTCCAGCCGATGTAAGTGTGAATCCACTTCCAAATGTTACTGCTCTTACATCACTTACAGTAGTATTTCCTGCATCATTTAAACTCAAAGTAACTCCAAGACCACTTGTACCACCACTACCATCTTGTCCGCTTGTACCAGAAGAACCATACGAACCATTTAGACCAGATGTACCAGGAGAACCATTTGAACCCGATGTTCCAGATGTTCCAATCGATGAAGTACCGCTTGTTCCACCAGTACCATCTTTACCAGTTGAACCTGATGTACCCATAGTACCATCTTTACCAGAAGAACCTGAAGTTCCTGATGTACCACTACTTCCAGTCCCACCACCAGCACTACCTAATGAAGAAAGTGTAATTGAACCTGCTCCGTTATTTTGAACATTAATAGAAGATGCTAATGTTACACTACTAACACTTGTAATTGTAGTAGAACCAGTAACGAAAGTTAAACTACCACCTGCTGCGTTTATATCAACAGTAACTATACCACTACCATTATTAGTAACACCAGCGCCATTAAATATAACTTTAGAAACTCCAGTTATTGGAGTACCACCAGCACCCTGTTGTGTAATTAAATTAGCCCCAGTTCCAGACGTACCACCACTACCTGCCGTTCCACTTATGCCCGATGTACCAGAAGTTCCGGTTATTCCCGATGAACCACTTATTCCACTTGTGCCAGATGTACCATTAACGCCCGATGTACCTCCCGTACCAGCTGTGCCACGAGTTCCCGATGTACCATTTGTGCCCGGCGTACCTTGAGCACCACTTGTACCACCAGAACCGCTTGTACCACTACTTCCATTAACCCCAGATGTTCCAGATGAACCAAAGAATGTACCATCCTTTCCAGAAGTTCCTGAAGTACCCCCCGTACCAGCAGAACCATCGGTGCCGCTTGTACCACTTGAACCATCTTTACCAGCAGTACCATTTGAACCATCTTTACCAGCAGTACCATTTGTACCATCTTTACCAGACGAACCAGATGACCCACTAGTACCATTTGTACCAGCTTGTCCTGCTGCCCCTAATGTATTTATTGTCCAAGTTGCAAATGGTCCAGTAGAACCAACTACTACTGCGGATGTTATATTTACAACCAAAATAGTTGTGGAATATGAAGTAACTGTACCCTCCATATAGTTATTGCCATCATAAGCTATTCTAATTCCCTGTCCAGATTGCCATTGTAATCCAGAAGCTATTGCAAATGTTTTAGCTCCAGTTGTTAGTGATTCCGATGTAATTGAATTTGTTGCAAATCTATCACCACTAGCCCCAGATGTACCGCTTGTACCTGCACTTCCCGATGAACCAGTTGCTCCAGATGAACCTGTTGCTCCAGATGAACCTGAAGTTCCCGATGTACCTGCTGTGCCAGCAGTACCCGTTGAACCAGTTAATCCTGATGTTCCAGAAGTTCCGGCTTGAATTTCACCTTCTAAATAGGTTAGGTTGCCATCCATCTCAGCTGCTGTGAGTGGAGAATTTTTGACTGTTCTTAAAATTAATGCCATTTTATATTATACTTGTATATTTCGTTGGTTATACAAGTAAATATAAATAAAAGGTAAAAAGAAGAATTACGGATTAGTTAAGTATTGTAAAATAATACTTTTCTTTAATGTAACTTTTTCAATGTTTTTTATACCATTGATTGAGTAAGTTCTATATATCGGAGGATTCTTTCTATAAATTGGGCTGGGTTTTACAAATTGATTGAATATCTTCTCTCCCTTTCTAGTATCAAATATTAATAATTCTTCTAACAAATCTGCATTATTAACATCTTGTTCGTTTTTTCCAGCCGCAAATAGTTTTTTCAACCATTTAAAAAATATATCAGGTTTTATCAAACTTATTTTCAAACAACATAATAATTTATCAGGCGTTATTCCTATTACAAAAACCAAAGTGCTTTCTACGCCAGCTAAAGTTTTGGTTGTTCCATCAATATATTTGTAAGTGTTTATCCTATAAATATTTCTAGGGCGAAGTAGAGATTTTCCAATCTTTTCTTCGCCTTCGATAAGAGGTTTATATTGTAATGTAAATGGCATTTTATACTTTATTCAATTTTGGTATTTGCATTTTAGATGTATTGAATGGAATAAATTGAGGAGCTTTCCTTACATAAGTATCCATTAGTTGCGTAAATTTATCATGCATATTATCTAAAGTAAAGTTTTTTAAACTATTTTCTCTCAAACCTTTTGATTTATCTAAATAAGAATCATATTTGTTATATACATCATAAATTTTATTTGCTGCATTTGAATAGTTTACACTAAACCATTGTGCTTCTTTCATACAAAATTGGTCAGCTGCTGATTCATGTACTGCTGTCAAACTACCTTCTAATAAAACAGAATGTTCTGCTGGTAAGAAATCTAATTGTCCACTCCAACCGCTAGCTATAATTGGTTTACCTGTCAAAGTAAACTCAGCCATAGGTCTACCATATCCTTCACCTTTAGCAAATGAAATCATTGCTTTAACTTTAGGATGGTGGTATAAATTACTCATATCAGTTTCTTCCATATCACCATGTATCAAATATACAGATGGGCATTTATCACCAAGCGGTTTTAATACACCTTCTAATTTTTCTCTAGTAGCTTCTCTATCTATTACACTAAATCCAGCGTGCGATGTTTTAACGATAAGACCTGGTCTTTTATCTTTTGGAAGGTATTGGAATACCGTAGCAAATGTTTTAATTGCCATACCAATATCTTTTCTATCTTGTCCTAACTCACCCTTTAACCAATGTCCTACAATTAAGAAGTTAAAATCTTCTTTTACATTTGCCAATACATCATTACCACTTCCTTTAGAAAATATTTCAGTATCAACTCCTTCAAAAAGAACTTCAATTGGTTTTGTTATTTTAATCTCACCAACAATTTCTCCAGTTGCTTGGTCTTTTTGCTGATAGATAGTACCTCCTAAATTTTGTTTTGTAAACTGAGATGGTACTATTATCAAATCCATTTTATTACATCCATCAATAAAGTCCTTTGGACATATTGTAGTTTCAACACCAGCAGTTACACCAATACTATAATTTCCTTTTGGTTCAAACTCATTTGCTACTGATACTTGTACAAATACATCTGGCTTTTGTCCAATTTCACCTATCACTCTCTCTAACATCCATCTACCAAATTCACTTTCTCCATCAACTTGATTTTGTGGAGTATTGCCCCATCTTAGAGGTATAATTTTAATATCATACTTATCCATCTTGCGTAAAGATTTCATTAAATCTCTACAATGGTCACCGTAACCACTACGAGTGAATATAGGTCCTTGAAATACTAATGTTGGTTTCATTCTTTATAACTTATTTAATTTTAAATACCTCAAATCTTTGGCGAGGTTTCCAATTTTCAAATGTTGATTCAATACCATCAACTAAAGTTTGGCACATATTTGTATGAGATAATCCCATATCTCCAATAAATGCTTCTCTACCTTTTAGTCCATTTGATTTACGAGTTTCTTTTGGTGTGTTATACACTTCTAATATTTTTTCAGCTACTTCATCAACATCAACTCTATCATCCCAAATATAAGGTGTTGGTACTGAGCCTGCCAATGCTTGTGCTCTACTCCATACTGGTGTAGCCCACTCTCCACTTTTTACAGTCTTTTCCCACTTTCTCCATTCATGTAATGAACCTATCTTAACATAATCTTCATGTGTTAATAACTTACCATCAACTTCAAATCCACATTGGTCTTGCAATCCACCAGTTACGTTTACAATGATTGGAGTTCCAGCCATTACCGATTCTGCAGTTGCTAATCCAAATCCTTCGTTGTTAGCTATGTTGATTGTTGCATCTGCTATATTATAAAGAAGATTTAATTCTTGTTGTGTTCTTCTTTTTTCTGAAAATATGATATTACAATTTGGTGCTACTGCATCAATTACTGCAGGTAAATCCGTTCCATTTTCATCAACAGGTTGTGTGTGCATTACTAATACACATTTATCTGCTTTTTCCTTACCAATTGTATCACAAAATCTTTGGAAAGCTACAATAACATCGGCGGGTTGTTTTCTACGGATATTACGATTACTCCAATAAAGAACAAAATCATAATCCTTACCACCTAAAATTTCCTTACGAAATTCCGAAGGTACATCAGCTGGTTTATATAAATTAAAATCAATACCATGAGGTACATAACTAACTTGCCAATCAGCTTTTGGTTTCCAAGTTGGTTTAGTATCCAATGCTGATAATCTTTTGATTATACCATATGTTTGACGAGAGATACAACCAATCCAATCACAACTTTCATAGAAGTTACGATTATATAATGGGTCTGGTAAATCATCCCAAATTGCGTAGAATAAAAGAGGAACGTTTTGTCTAATTTCATGCTCAATATCATACAACCAAGTCCAATAACGAGGGTCAGTAAAGTGTAAGATAGCATCAGGCTTTTCAGTATTGATTAATTGTCTAATCAAATCCGCATTACCATAACCATTCCAAGGAAGAATTTTAACATTAGCATCATCGATACCATATGTGTTTTTTATATCTTCGCTCACATCTAAAATCTTACCTGCTTCTGGGTGATTAATTGCGGCTCCTACTTGAAACCAATCATATTTGTGTGCAGTACCTAGCACCAATTCTTTTGACATTGTGGCGATACCACTTGCCATTCTCAAATCATCTGAAAGTAACAGAATCTTCTTTTTTGCCATAACTTATTTTTGTTTCTTAAAATTGTGAACCTGAAATTTGAAGTTGTAAATATTCATTCATTTCTTTTCTAAACTCATCATCCTTAACATATCTTTCCACTGTTCTATTTACCAGCTTTTGAAGTGTTACGTCAGAATCGAAAGAAACCTTTTTGAATGATGAATATACATCTTTCAGTATTTTCACAGTTGTTAGTTTTGTGTTGTCTTGATTCATTATAAATATATTTGTATATATAAATATAAAGTTTTCAAAAAAACATAAATTTTTATTTTGTAGCCTTTTTATCACATATTCCCCTATTGCCAAATTCACAAAACTTACAATTCTTTTTTGCTGCGCCTGGCACTTTTGGAAATTCTATATTTTTAAACGCACCACCATCTTCAAATACAGTATTGATAAATTCCATAAATTCATCATATACTTTTTTAACAGATGGAGAACCATGTGCTGGAATATGCTTAGATACATGTGGTACTGGAAATGCCGAATCTTCGGGTAATTTCCTACGAAGTATCTGATACTCCACTTTAATCTTTTGTAATGGAATATTAAATAACTCCGAATAATACTTTTTGTATAATAGGATTTGAGAGTTCTTCATCTTATCAGCTTTTTGATACTGATTCCATCCCATAGTAGATGTCTTAAGGTCAATGATAATAATTTCATTAGATGCCAAATCTCTCATCACAATATCGATAAATCCAATAAAGTGTACACCTTCTTTAATAGTTGCGTTTAATGGAATTTCAATACCTACCAATTCAAATCCACTCTTTGAATAGAATTTATGCATATGCTTATCTAACCATTGTAGAATACGTCTGCCATCACCATAAAATTCTTCTAATTCGATTTGAGTACAAGGAGTTCCCTCACTCATCTTTTCAGCTTCAGATTTATAAGCTTCTCTCATTCTTTCCAATAAGAGTTTATCTTTGTTAATTTCATCTGCTTGCTTCTTAGAAACACCATACATAACCGATAGGTAATGTTGGATAGTTTCGTGCATTGCAGTTCCAAAAATTGTATGAACGTTAGATGAACTTTCACCTAACTTATCTATGTAATTTAATTTGTATTGATGTGGGCATGAACTCCACATACTATATTGAGAAAATGATACTTTAGCCATTATGTTATTTTATTCTATAAAGATACGAAAAATACCCGAGATTACCAAATTAAACTTTGAGTTTTAATTTAGTAATTTGTTTAGGGTCAGTACCATAGTTCTCAGCGATTTCCTTAATATGCATCTTACCGCTGGTGGTTTCGTAAAGTATTTTAAGATAATCCTCTGCTTCAGTTAAAGATACTTCATATTGTCTTGCTACCAATTCAATAATCCAATCTTCATACTTTTCAGATGAAGCGGGTTTCATATATTTTAAGAATGCTCTCGTCTTTGGAATCAATCCTATCAAACATAAATACATCGCTTTGGGAGGTGCCTCCTGTATGTAAGGTTGTATATCTGCAATTAGTTCTATCCACTCAGGTTTCATAGAAAGAAAACGGAGTATCATATAGTTACT